AATAGTCTCATCCAAAATACTATTTGTGGAAGCAACCAGAACGAAAAGAATGGAACAAAGAATGCGATTGCGCCCCAAAGATACGGCGAAATCACATAATTACCAAATTCAAAAGCTGAGAATACCGATAGTGCTTGAAGATAAACTCCAAAAAATATAGCCAGGTTTTTGAAAATAATTCCGATTCCAGACATCGCGTGTTGAGATGATACTTCCGGTGCGGGTTTACTACCAACTTCAGTCGGGGTAGATGGTTTATCACTCATTCTTATTATGAAGAGAACACGACATTTGCTACGCCTCCCAAAACTCGTAAAAAGTTGTATGATTCAGTATATGCTCTTACGTTAAACGTATATTGATAAGTTTGAGCATCTCCCTTACGTATGATGGTAACAAGTTCATCGGGACTATACAATAATTGCCCGTTCGTTCCTCTTGCTGCCGGGTTTACAATAGTAGGATTTGCAGAATTTGCAGTTGATTTTAAAACACATACAGATGTAGTTTGAGTTGGTCCAGTATATGCTGGTTGAATATACGTGTTTCTCAAAATAGTTTTATTGAATTGAGATCCGTTCAATTGTCCCGAAGGCTGTTCAGTACTGTGATTGATAGCAAACGAGTAAGTATAAATTCCAGGCAGATCTTCTACTGTTCGTCCAGCATGATGACGGTAATTTTGAATTTTTGAAAAGAAGTTGGTTGTTTTTGTAGAGAATCTATCTTTACCGTCCAAAACAATATTTGATTCTAAAAGAATATCTCGTTGTGATACGTTTGTAGACTGATTGTTTCCAGATGAAAACCAGGGAGTCATATATGCCATCGTTGTAGAATCCAAAGGTGGTTTTTGAGGATCTACCCAGTTTGTGTAATTATCGTAATCGTTTAACAATGCTCGGTCACTTCGTTGTGCTACCCAAACAACACGCGTACACAAATTTCGCATAGTAAGTTCAATCTCTTTTGAAGTACCGTACTGTCCACCTACTTCTTTCAAATCAATTTGAGTTATCTTGAATGAATGGTCGGTTTTTGCAATATGAACTAATTCTGCGTCCGTCAAAAAGATATAATTGCATTCAATGAAAGGATTCAGTTTCCAAGTCATCAAGTTTGGATTGTAAGGAGTGGTAGGATTAGATGCAAGTGGAGGACTTAAGAAATGGGGCATTTGGAAAGTTGAAACCGATGAATCTGGTGCAATACGTGTTGCAAATGTAGGAGATGATGTTCGGACATCTAAGGTAGTAAATAATTGATAAATGTTTTTCAATTCAACTACAATTTCTACTTCTGAAAGTTGAAGCGCAATTAAAGGAAGTGATGAGCCAATCGATTCACAAAACCAAAAATGTAAAGGAATCGTCAACGTCTTTCCTGGAATAGATGGTTCCGCTAAATTTGAATCCGAAGTAGAAATCGCATGAGGATACTGATTGATTCTATCATACGCATTTGCTGGATCGTATAAATCCGGCGTATTTCCAACCATATCATCCACTATTTTCTTCTTGTTTGCATCAAACATTGTAGCCGCATACAGTTTCATCCATTCACCCGTATGTCTTACTATCTCCTGACCGTTAATCAAAATAGCCACATAATTAATCATATTATATCCCACATTCTTGATCCATTGGAACTCATACCCAATTGCATTTGCATTTGGGTTGGTATGTGGATACGCTGGATTCGTTTGTGTGAATGGAACTATTGGAGAGTATATATTCGGCAACGTTACGTTTAGGTAACAATCGTGTAGCAATTGGGCGTACCGTTCTACTTTTGCTCTCAATGTTAGACTCCCCGACGGGGGCAGATTCAAATTTGTCGTTTTGAAATAGAGCTGAAAGTGTTCCATAGCAAAATCGGTGTGACGTTTGTATACGGATCGAAAGTGTGTGAAAGAAGGGTTTCCATTGACCAACTGGTCTTGGGCGCCCTTCCCAACTAACTGCATTAATCCACCAGTCATTCTGTTATATCTTTTACAGATTATGTGTGTATACCTTACTCGTTTAAAGAAAGCCCGTTTCTTCCAACTAAACTATCAAATGGAGCTCACGTATGTTACAATTGTTGTTTTAGCATCTATGATTTTTGTTCTTTCAGGTATGGTCGGTTACCTTTACTGGCAACAGACTCGTATGTTACAACACATCCAGTCACTGGCGATGGTTGTGTCCACCCACATTCCAAAACCAGAACCCGAAGCCGAGCCCGAACATGAAGCTGAAGCTGAAGAAGAAGGAGAGGAAGTTGAACACGAAGAAGAGGAAGAGGAGGAAGATGACCGAATCACAGTAGAAGTCGTAGAAGGTCCTCCAGCTGTAAAAGAGTCTGAGCCTGAAACTGAAAAGAGTGTGGATGTAGATGATATTGATAAGAAGACGGCTGCTCAGCTTCGTGAAATGCTTACCGCCAAAGGCATTCCATTCGGAAAGCGAGACGCCAAGCCAGTCCTCGTTCAACTTTTAAAAGCAACTGCTTAAACATTCAATAAATCTAAAGTATAATGAAATTGGTTTCGTTTGATGTAGGGCTTAGAAACTTAGCCTTTTGCGTATTGCAAGGAACTAATCGCTCAAATCTCAAAATTCTTCATTGGGATTTGATTGATGTGATGGCTGAATCAGCAGGACACGATGATGCAAAGTGTTTTAAATGTAAAAAACCCGCGAACTGGATGAAACATGATGAGTCTATGTATGCTTGTAGACTTCATTGTCCGAAAGGTTCAAAACCTGTAACAAAAACGTCTTTGAATAAACAAGATTTGAATAAATTAAAAGAAACTGGCGCACCGTTTGGAATTACTGGAACTACGAAAAAAGAACTGGTTGAAAAATTGTATAATTATTATGCCCAGAATGTTTGGAAACGGTGTGTGAAATCAACCAAATCTATGTCCGTTGTAGATTTAGCCGATCCAATTGCGAAGTGTTTGGAAGCACGGAAAGAGTTATGGAAAGATTCTGATTTGATTGCGTTTGAGCAACAACCAGATAAACGGATGTTATGTGTTCAATCAATGCTTCATATGTGGTTCGTATGTCAGGGATATAAATGCAAAGGCGTTTCTGCGACTCATAAACTCACAAATATGATTACGTTAGAAGACCATACTAAGACTTATAAGGGACGTAAGAAGACCGGTATTATTCATGCAGCGGAACTTGTGCCTACACCTGAATTGAAATCATATATGATGAAACATCCTAAGAAAGATGATTTAGCCGACTCCTTTTTACAAGGATTATGGGTATTGGAAAATACCAGATAAGAACTTTATTTACACCATATCATACCCCAATCCTTTTTTGCTACCGTATTTAATAATTTACTTTTTATAGTAGAAATATCATAAAAATCAGTATAATTTGGTCTAAATTCATAATCATCAGCATTTTGTATAAAAAAGTCTCTAAATCCTAAATTATACAAATAATCTATACATGCAAACGTAATAGGGTTTGTTTCAGATGCCCATTCAAAACAAAGTAAATTAACTTTTTGAGTTAATGAAGAAATACATTCATATTCTGCACTTTCAACATCTATTTTAATAATATCAGGTAATCCATATTTTTCTATTAATGTGTCGATAGTTATAGTTTTGCATATAGTTTCTGTAAATGGTTGGTTATAAAACCGACAATTTTCACTTGTTAACCAATCTTTATTTATCGTAGATATTTCATTCCAGTATGCTTCGTAAAATTTTATATCTTCTCCATTGTTATTACAAACTGCGTAATTCAGTGGAACTATTTTATTATTATTTTTACAGTTATCTACCAATTTATTGAATGTATTAGTCGATGCTTCTATTGCTATTATTTTATCACATGTATCTATATTTTTTAATGTCCATGATCCTACATTTGCACCTATATCAAAAATCATTTTATACTAAATTATAATGAATATTGTTTAAACTAAAATTATTTTGATCTAAAACATATCTTGAAAACGAAAACAATTTAGCTTAATGATCAAGATGATAGCCTTAAATGAATATCTTCTTCTTGTCTACAAATCCAGAAGAAGCAGCAAAACAGCACTGCGATAAACA